ATAAACAGGAGTCCGACAATGAGCAATAAATGTCCCAAATGTGACCAGGAATCTTTAAGTTTTGAAGATGAGAATAGTAATGTTTTAGATAAACCTTATTGTTTTGAATGTAGCGATTTTATAAACGAATACAAAGATGAAGATAATATCAACCCGACCTATTACCGCAAAGGAATAGAAACGACTGATTATATTGTTTCTCATTCTATGAACTACCTAGAAGGCAATATCATCAAGTACGTAACCCGATACAAGGACAAAGGTGGCCTTGAAGATCTAAAGAAAGCTGAGTGGTATCTAACCCGACTAATTAAACAAATGGAGAATAACAATGAATCTTAAACACTTAGACAAAGTATGGCGAGAGAACTGCCCCGAAGAATCTAATGGATTGGTGAGCAGACGTAAGAAGGGCAACAGGTGGAAAACAATAACTGAATCCGCTAAAGCCAGGAATAAACTCAAGGAGAAAAGCTAATGAAAACTTATACAATTAGAGTTGAGAAAACCCAAGTGGGTTATTACAGCATCAAATGTAAATCACTTGAAGAAGCAGAATCGCAAGCCAAATATCAAATGGCAGTAAACCCAAAAGAAACTATGCAGTTTGATAAGTGTGAACAAGTTAAGTTGCCTAAAGTACATGTAGTAGATAAAGACTATTTAGAAATTACAGGTAAAGCTTGGGCAGAAATTTATACAGATATAGAAGAAAAATAAAGGAGAAAAAAATGGGAAGACCTAAAAAAGTGATACCGAAAAGAGAACGAGTGTTTAACAAGATAAGTAATGCAATAGACTTAGTTCAAATCAAATGGAAAAAATACATACAAATTACTTTGTCTGTAATTCTGCTTGGATTATTTATCTATATGACTTTCTTTTGGATAGATACAGTTGCAGAGATACATTTTGAAATCATATATTACTAATGAACGAAGAAAAAATTAAACAAATAGAAAGAGAGCAGTTAGTTTCAATAGACAACGTAATATTTGAACCTATGCCTAAAAGACCTTTTCCGCGTGATAAGTATATTTATGAAGACGAAAGGTTTAATCCTGAACGAGATATGATCTACCTAAACAAATTAGGAAGGACTATAGAAATAACTTCATGTGCATTTATTTTATTATCTTTGATAGGTGTATTAGTAACTTTGTTTTGGGTAAAAATATGAAAAGGCTACGCAAATCAATACTGGTAATAAGTTTAGTTTTATCTTTGGTGTTTATATTTACGCTTACAACAATATATACAGTTTTAAAATCTAACGAAAACATACAACAATTTATTAATAAGGAGAAAAGCTAATGGAATACACATCATTTATAACCGACAAAGAGAAGATGAGAGACTTCAAGATATTAACTAAACAGGAGTTTCTAAAGTCTTATTCTTATCTTACTGAAGCTGAATATGATCTAACTGTTAAGGAGAAAAGCTAATGGCTGAAAAATTTAATAATGTTGGTCTATGGGATATAACATTTTATAGATTAGATGATGAAGGAAACCCCTATAAAAAGAATGGTAAGGTTGTTCTATACGATACTGATTCAGATTTTGCAGATACTTTAGATTGGGTAAAATTAGAAGATTTAGAGGAGAAAACCTAATGACTCCCGACTACTTACTCTCTAAGGCCTTAGTCTCCGACTTATCTTCGATAGTGATTCCCGATTTAGACCCGAGCAAGTCCTGGAGTCTTCTCTCTACTTCACCCCGACTCATCTGATCTATCTTCCCGTGCAATACTTCCCGACGATCAACGATAAGTCCCCCGACCTTGAGCAAGAGTCCTTGAGCTTGAATTGCTGCGTTAAAAGCTCCCCGACTCCAGGCATCATCCCGAAGCTTATATAGATCTTCTACTGCGCGCTCATGTGTCAGCTCAAACTTCTGTTTAGCTTCCGACATCAATCGTTCATACTCCCGACGAACGTGAGCATACCGACTGTCTTCATTCTTCCGCATCAGTCTCCCGACAACTATAGGATTCTTATACCCTGCTTTCTTGGCCGCTTCTGCAAACGTCAATTGTGGATCGTTGACTGCGTTCCAGACTAATAACCTTTGTCTCTTGGTCAGTTGTTTCTCGTCGTGGTTCAGATACTCTATTGGCATATCATCCGTATCCTCTAACGTATGCTCAACGGTGATAGTCTTTCTTATGTTCGTGTCTCTAGGCATATTACTCTTGCTCCTGGAAATGCTTCCGCTAGTTTAACAATAAATTCACTCTCTAATAATGTTACAAATTCCTGATCTAATTCTTTCCTAATGTTTGCTTTTAGTTTTGTCATATTATATGTGTTTTGTCAGAGTTTTGTCACACCTGACCTGACAAAACTAATTTTTCTAACAAATCCTATAAGGATAAGGGTTTTCTAAGGTACTTTTATATATATATTCTTTAATATACCCCCTTTTGTCATACATTCTCTTACACCCCCCTATAATTTTCTACTCTTTGTATCCATGTTTTTACAGAATAGCCCATACCCTGACAAAACTGCCAAAACGCCAAAACCTTATACTGAGAGGGTTTCAAGCCAATAGTTTTGTCATTCATCATCATCCTTTTTGACAAAACCCGAATTATCAGGCTCAAAATACTCATTTCGCTCTATATCTAGACCGAAGCTTTCCGATAGCAAACGACTGATCGAATCAAGGCCCTCTTCGTTCCGTACTGCGTAGTTGAGTACCTCGCATATACCGTAGGCTAAAATCATCTCAGCGACCATATTCGGTTTAGCTCCTCTGCTTACAAAGTTGTCGAACAACGCATCCAGGCGTTCTTTTCCTTCGATATGACTCGGATTGCGTTTGTATTTATTGAGATCTACTATTTTTAAGTGTGACATACCAATAGTATAGCAAATTTTAGAATTCAAACCCTTGTTGACCTTTAGTTTTTGCTACCTCTCCACCTTCTTCAAGTGTCTTCATATTCTGCAATATGTGTGCAACGACTTCGATTGTCCACCCATTTCCGAGCATCTTGTATCTCTGCGTATTGCTTACTGAGGCCGTATAATTGTCTGGAACGGTTTGTAATCTTTCACATTCTATCGGAGTAAGTTTGCGCCAATACACGTCAGAACTTTCGTCTTTAGGATGTTCGTACGCATATAGTTGTAAGAACCCGCAGTTAAGGCGTTGCACTTATATTTCATACTACGACCCCTTCTGGTCTTAGAATCAAAGTGAGTTATATCAAAACAATCTCCGTCTTCTATAACGGTAAATCCTTTATTCGTAGCTTCTTTAATAATCAATTGTTTCTTTTCTTCATCTACTACGATTCTTTCACCCGTATCTTCTTCAGGTAAAGGTAATTCATTTGTACCCACGTTTGTTCTGGATGCAAACTCTCTAGTCAAAGCGTGTGACTTGCCGTCAACGTGGAACACTCGATCTTGCATATAAGGTTGTTTGCCAGATGCTTTCTTACTTGGATTAATTTGATTAGGTTTATCTGCATCTGGTAACTTCTGTAAGCTGATTAGGTGATCGTTGTTCAGTCCAGGAGTAACCGGACCCACCTTGCCGTCTTCTCTAGGTACTAATTCCTTTGCGCGAAAGGGTGTATGATCTTTACCCGTCTTTTGTTTGCTCTCTCTACGTAAGCGTTTCGCTTCTTCTGTCCTAACTTCTCTGTAAGATTGTACAACGACGTTATCTTTAGTGACTTGACTCAGAGCGTTACTCTTTTCGTCCTTACGCAACTCCAACATCTGTTTAGGCGTAGTAGACTTCCAATCCACATTCTTACCGTCCTTATCCAAAGAACGACCTCGCCAAGCTCCTCCGACAACTTTCGGTTCTCTGTTGCCACCACCATTCGTAGTCAGCGTAGGTGCTTTACCGTCAGGCGAGTAGACTCTTTTTAATATATCGTGACCGTTAATATCTGAAGCCGTACCTATTTGTTTAGGTGTGTTATGTGTTTCTATGTACTGTTCCGTATTGCCTGCGGTTAAAGTAGGTGCTTTACCTTTGTCGCTATAAACCCTTTGTTTTGTTTCATATACTCCGTCCCTGTATTCAAACTCCATTATCGGCTTGTCAAAGACCTCTGTATGTATG